GTGTAGTCAGCAGGTTGTAACAGTATTCCGTTTTGATATACGTCTACGTTTCCAAGAGAGTATACAGCATTAAATGTGGTTTGTCCAGCAGTAGCTGTATATGTATGCGCTCTTCTTGTACCTTCGGTTAGAGATTGTCCTATGTATGCCATGTCTGTGTCCTAACCTACTAAAAATCCAGAAAACGTTGTTGCACCTCTATATGCAGATGCATCACCACTAGCGGCATTAAGTGCAGCAGTAGCATAATCACCTGCCGCCATTGTCATTAGACCACAAATATTTTGAGTTTGATCAACATCTCCAGAATTATAATAACCATAAATGGCTATAGAGTTTATGTAAGTCACACCATTCTTTTGAAGAAATATATATGCATGATTACTGTCATCATCGTGGGTTTCTAGTCTACAGTAACAATTAATTGAGAATAAGTATTGACCAGCTACAGGTGCAGTAAATCTATAATTTGAAGTATTGTAATTACTACCTATATTAGAATGTGCAACATTTAAGGCTATAACTTGGGTATTACCTGATGTCACAGTTTGCCATTGGCTTGCTCCATATGCTTGAAAACTAGGCTGATTAGGGATTGTCATACGACCCGTAGTATCTAAAACAACCTCATCATTACCAGCGCCATTATAGTTAAACCGAAGAGTGTCATCAGTATTATTATACACATACCATTGGTTAGTTTGGTCATCAGTAGTGTATAATCTTAAATGTTTGTTAGCGATAACGTCATTATTAGCTGTTACTGTACCAGTATGAATTACATTACCACTAAACGTATCTCCAGCTACATTTGCAAACCTTGTTTCACCAGTAGCTAAATCTTTAGACCTACCCATTAGGTAATCTCCAATATACTCATCATTACATCACAAGAGGAGGCTGCACTCGATGTCACTTTAATGCTATCGCCTGTTTGTAAAACGACCTTCTGATCACCTCCAACGACAACAAGTGAGCCTCCACTAGGTACGGTAGCTTGTTTAACCAAGAATGTATCGTTAGACCCATCGTTATGCGTTACGTCAACTGTGATAGCTGCAGTGGTTCTGTTAGCACAAGACAAACCAATAACGGTTGTGGCTGTGCTGCCTCCCACTGTGTAGCTTCCCACCGTAACTGCTGATGTGCCTATGCTACGTGAAGTCTTTCTAAGAAATGTATTTGCCATAATGTTATCCCAAAGCTATCGCTAGTGCAACAGCAGAACCTGCTGGGTCAAAGGCTGTGGATGCAGCGACACGTGCATCTGCTCTAGCGTTGGTGAAGTATAAGTTGGAAGATCCTTCTGATATATCATCTGTGTCGTGATTACCAAAGGAGATGACTGATGCTAAGTCGTGATCGTTAGATGCTGGGTCTAGGTGAGCAGCAGCACCAGCAGGTAAAGTTATGAATACAAATTTAGTACCTGCTGAAAAGTTTGTTGCTGATCCACCGTTTGAGCTAGATAGTACTGTAGTTCTTGTAAGAGTATTAGTACCACTGTATGTACCTAGTCCAACTTCCCATTCATCTGTGCCATTAGCTGTATGCACAATGGCGTAGTAAGTCGTGTCATTCGTAGACATGACTGATGCGAATGTATCAAAGGTTGCACTTGCGCCACCAAGAGTTAAATTACCTGTTCCTGTAGTTGTAGTCGTTTCACGTACACGATCTCTTAGTATCAGTGCCATTAGTTTACCTTTACGTTATTCGTATGACTGCGTTGGATGCATCTGCTGTAGGAAAGATAACTGTAAAGTCACCTGCTGTCGATGCCACGTTTGAACCAAACGAGAACACAGCTATAGCCTTGTTACTTGCCGAACTGTTGTAGAGTAAAGCCCCAGCAGCAGAGATAGTCAGGTTGGAAAAGACTTCATCTGCAAAGTCAACAATAGCCGTATCCGAACCCGAAGGTATAGATATGACAGGCGAATCCAATGCTTGTCCTCCTGCAGTGTAGTTTGTTCCTGTAGCTTCATCTGAGTTAGCTGTAAGGTCAGAGTAGTTAGTAGTAGCTTTATTGAAGTTACTTGTAGGAGAAGGTTTGATTAGAGCTATCTTCAATGTGTGTGTGTCTAAGTCGTGAACACCCCCAAGTAGCTCTTGCTTGAAGCTGTTGCACATTGCTGTAGTAATAGTACCCATGAGAATGTCCTTATGTTAAATGCACAAAGAGGCTACCGAAGCAGCCTCTAAGTTTATCTTATGATTATGCAACGTTGTAGATAGCTGACACCAATCCTTGTGGGCGTAGAATTTTACGTCCATAGAGGTGCATACCACGTACAATGTCTGCAAATGAGTCGGGATCTCTATAGTTCTCAACTTTGTTCATTTGCTCTGCAGTCGCTACAGCTTCTTGCTGTCCAGCTAAGATTACACCGTAGTGTGCATCTTGAGCTAGTGCGCCAGCGTGAGTTGGACCATTACCTTTTGCAGGTAGGTTGTTTGAAACGTACACTTGAAAACCGTGAATGTTTCCTGCAACCAATCCGTTTTGTAGACCTGATCCACCGAAGTCTGCATTGAGAAGACGTGAGTCTTCATCTTTTAGCATTTCCATGAATACTGGATCTACGACCAACCAACGTCCACGTGAGTCAACGTTTGCTGTGTCCATTTGACGTGCCATACGTGCGACAACTGTCAATGGTGATACAGTGGCTGTTGATAACGCAGTTGCACCAGGCAAACGTGTTGCCATTGGGATAGAATCCCCAGTAGCGTATGCTGTTGATGCAGCGTCTGCTGACCCTAATGCGCCCATATCAGTAGCGTCCAACTGGTTAGTCTTTAAAAATTCACCGTTGATTTCACTTGATGTTGGGTGCTGTGCATCCCCTGAAGTTGTAGTAATTAATGCCCCAGCGGTGCTGTAGCCTGACATGTAAGAAAGAACATCTACGTCAATAGCGTCTGCCATTTTGTAGGCTGCTCTGTCTGCTGCTAGACTTACGAAGTCAACATGAGAGAACTGCTCTTCGATGTCATCCATTTTAAAAGCAAAGTAGTTAGCTTTGTCAATGGTGAGTGAGAAATCCTGATCGTCTAACTTCTCTACAGATATATTTGTGTGACGCTGTAAAGCGTTAACAGTTACATCTGGTTCTTTTTGGATGCGTACAACGTCACCCTGATTTGCAATATCACCAAAGTATGAGTTGTTGGTGATTGCGCTTACTACAGACGATTTGCGTAATGCAATTTGCGCCTGTTTGGAAAACATTATCGGGCTGAAATTGCCGTTAAAGCCTCCACTTGCTGATGTAATAGCCATAGTTAAAATCTCCTTTATAGATATGGCGTGGGGTTAGTACACTACATATCCACCATGAAGAGGCCAACGTCTTCGGGTAGTCCATAAAGGGGCCGATTATTTTGGGTAAGTCTTTTGTGTGGCTAGTGCTTGATTAAGCATACACACTAATGTTGTGTATATGCCATAGTTGTATCTACGATGCTAAGAATGTCAACTACTTTCTTGATACATCGTAAATAAATCTTCCATTACGTTGAGCGTCCAGAATCTCTTCTTGTCGTTTCTCATATTCTTTGATTGACATTGCAGCTACTTCTGATTCACGAATTTGTCCTGCTGCTTCATCTGGCTCTGGTGCTGCATTGCTTTTTGTTTTAACTGAAGATGCTGCTGCTTTCTCTGAAGGGTTAGCTTTCTTCTTGTTAGTAATACCCTTGTCAACTTTGTACAAATCTATTACACGTGCTACAGATTGTGCATCATCTATATTTTCATACAAAGCATTTTGTACCCATTTAGGCTGTGCTTCTGCCCATGTATGAAATGCATCATCTTGTCGTATCTCTATAAAGTCAGGATGCATCTTAACAAGCTCTGCTTCTGCTTTTTCTTTTTGTGCATTTATTTTAAGTTCTTCAAACTCAGCCATGCGTTCTTCTAAAGCATTAGCAGATGCTTGGGCTTTTTTATCAGCAATACTCTCAATAATACCTGCAACATCAGGATATTTTTTAGCCCAAGCTTCTAACTCTTCATCTGTCTTAGGTAATACAAGCTCTTGCTTTGCAGCTTTAGTTAGCTTTGCTTCTAGTGCTTCTATCTTTGCGTTGAACTCTTCTTCTTTCTTTTGTGAGTGTCTACGCAAATCACCATAACGTTTCTTAAAGTTTTTTTCTTCAGCACTTAGCTTACTGTCATCTTCTTCTTGTGCTTTAACTTTTGGTTTTTCTTCTTGTTTGGTATCACTCTCTGCCTGTACTGGTTCAGCTTCAGGCTCTTCGCTACTGGGTTTATCTTGAGTACTTTCTTCATCTGTTATACCTAGAGCTTCTTTCTTCATAGCTAAAAGCTCTTCTTCGTCTTGTTTGATACGTTCTTCGTTGGTTAAGTATCCACCTTGACCCATCATTACTCTTTTAATTTTAGGTTTTACCATTGGATGTGGTTTTGCTTCTTCGCTTGTAGCCATTTGTTTTCTCCTTATGTTGGGGTCAGCCGTAGCTGAGTGGCCTTATAGTTATTTGGATTTTTTAGTTTTGCGTTTCTTAGTTACACGTGCGCCTTTGTTAATACCTTGAACAAGCATTTGTTCTTCTCTTGTTGGTGTTTTTTCTGGTTGAAATCTTGTTTGACTTCCACCAAATTGTTCTGCTGGGTCTGGACCCATTCCTCCAAAACCACTATCTACTGGTGGAATAGTGTCATAAGATGGCTGTACAAACGGTTCATCATCATCGTCATCATCACTGGTTGGACGTGGCTGTGATTTCATCTCATCTTCAATACGTTTGATATCAATGCTATCTTGTATTATCTGTGCAGCAGACTTTTCATTTACGCCCGGAGTTGTAGTAGGTTCTTCTTCTTGATCGTTTGGTGTATACGGAGCAGCAACTGTACCTGCCTCTGTAGGATCATCAAAGTCTACATCAGGTATTTTAGGTTTAGGTATCTGACCTGCTGCTGTTTGAAGAGTATTACCTGTAATTTTATCTACTAAAGTTTTTATTAAACCGGGTTCATCTCTATTTGCTATATCAAGAAGTTGCTCTAGTCTCATTCTATCTACGTTAGAAGTAGTAGGATCTGATAGTCTTCTTTCTATTTCTGCTTTAGTTCTACGTGTTTGATCCCACATAGCAAGTCTAGTCAAAGGACTTAAAGATGCAAATACTTTACTACCAAAGCTTTTGTGGTCATCTACCATTTGCTGTAGTTCTTCTATAGACAATTCTTTGTAGTTGACAGGAGTAGCTGTTGGCATATCCATACCGCTACCACCATCATCAGAACCACCGCTACCGCCTACTGGAGGAACTTGAGGTGCTACAACTACATCGTCACCCACTGGGTAATAACCTGCAGGTATCTCCATTTGTGGTTCACCATCTATGAAGGTAATGAATATTCTATGTCCTTCATCATTCATATACTCACGCATCTCTATGACAGGACCATCACCTTGCCCATAGTTAGCATAAGCGTTCTCCATATCAAAGCCACCTTTTTGATCAGGTGCATAGTATGGTCCTTGATTAAACTGAGACTCACCACCTATAAGGTGTTGCTCTTCATCTGGTACAAGTCCACCTTCATCCATACCTAATTCTTTTTTTAGGTTTTGCACAAGTGCTTGAAAGAATGGTTGCTTTTCAAAGTCTGTATTAAAAGGTTGTTGTTGTCCTGTATATGCACCTTGTACTTGACCTGCTGATGGGGCTGCTGTTCCAAACTTACGTGCGCCACGTTCTGCAAGGTTTCCACCAAACTGTAAGTCTAAATTGTATTTATTACGTGTAGGTTTATCATCGTCATCACCACCGCTAAATAAATCTTTCATACTTCTATATAATGCTTGACCTCTTGTTTTTGGTTTGTTCTTTCTAGCTTGCACTCTTTCAGAAAGACTTTTAGCAAACTCAGTAGGTTTAGAACTATTATCGTCATCATCTCTAAAAGCTGAAGCCATTATCTCTGCATGTGTTTTTCTTGGGCCACTACGCTTGGGAGGTTTTATATCTCTATTCTTTGTAACACCCTCGTAATCTTTCATAGACATGCCACCTCTACGCATCTCTACAGGAGCTTCATCATCCATTACTTCTAAGTCTAACTCAGATAGTTCTATATCCATATCTTCATTCATGTCCATAGGCTCACCACCTATGCGTCCATCTTCTGCCATCTGAGCATAGCCCATCTTAGCTTCTTTACGCAGATCTTCAAATAGTTTTACACCATGAAAGTTTACTACGTCAGCAGCTACAACTATCTCACCTTCACTTAGGTTAGCTGGTATGTCATCTCGTACATTCTCTGCTGTAGAACCTAATGGTATATCATTACCTGATACAGGATCTTGACCTATAGTATTGTCAGGTACATCACCAAAGTTCATGCTCATTTGTTCTTCTAACGCCATACCGCCCTCACTAAAATTAGCTGTTACGCCTGTTCTTTTATTTGTAAATTGAAACATCTCATCATCAGGTGTTGTCTTTTTTACATTCTTTGCAAATACAAGTGGTCCTACCTGAATTACTTGATCAGAACTTACTACAGGCATACCGTCTGCTTTATCATAAAAGTATGAAGCTCTAAATGGATTCATGCCTACTTGAGTCCAATCTTCAGGATTAGCCTCTAATATTTGTTTTGCAGTGTTATAAACTTCTTCAGGATCAGCATTTACATAACTACCATTCATTCTTGCTATTGTTGTTTTAACGTTACCTGCTGCAATAGCAGATGCAGCTAAAGGGTTTGTAGTAAAGTTAACATCATTTAAAACTGCTGTTTGAGCATAACCTACTGTATCACCATTCTTAGTTGTTCCATCATGCAAGGAAACAACCCATGTATCAGTATCATTGTAAGCAGGTATGTCTAGCCTAGCTGATATAGGTGTTCCATCTTTTATTGTTTTATTTACACCAACAATTCCTTTTTCTACTTTCTTTTTAGCTGTTGCATGTAATGCTTTTACAACTTCTTCCTTTGTAGGAAATTTAGGCATTTCCTTTATTGGTACAATAGGCATATAGGCATCGGCTAGTTCTCTAAACTCGCCAGATGTAATTTCTCCTTCACGCAAAGCTTTTGCAGCATCTTCTAGTTTTTCTAAACGTTTTATTCTGAATTGATCTTTAGCGTAGTTTTCTTTTTTCCATGCTTCTAATGCTTCATCAGTTAGGCCAAGTTCCTGTAATGCATCTGTTTCAGCAGGTTTTGTTAAACTTTTTACATACTCTGGATCAACCACTTCATCAGGTATTGTATTTACGCCTGTATATATGTTACCGTCAGGCATAGTAATTTCTATATCAGAACTATCTCTATTCTTTGTAATACGTTTAGTGTTTATTTCAACACCCAACTCTTTAGCTGAATCTCTTAGTTCTTTATTAGAAATGTCTCCCTTGGCCCATGTATCTACTAAGTCATCTACATCCCTAACTAAACCTCTGCCACTTTCTCCTTTAGGTTTTAACCTAACGTTGCCGCCCATCATACCTACAGCATCAGGGTCAACCTCAATACGTTTTATTGTATCTGCAGCTTTACGTATACCTGCAGCAGCAGCGTCACCTAGACCCGGAATTGCACCAATTAAGGCAGCACCACCCAACGCAGCAATGAGTTTGTAGTTAGGATCTTCCTTCATTAACTCATCGTACACTTCTTTTGCTGCCATAGCATCTCCTATTATAGGAGTCATCTCAGCAACAGACAAAGCAGCATCTTTAAAAGTAAGATCAGTATTTACGTCCGTTACAGGTTCTACACCGTAAGACCTTACAAACTCAAGACGGTCTTCCTCAGTTGGCTCATCCACCATTTACCGTTTCCTTTAGTAATTTTAGTTTCCTAAGTACGTCTATCGCACCTTGTTGTCTATGCATAATGTGTGGTTCGTTTGCTGTTTCCAACGCACGTTGTCGCATATAAATTAAATCATCTAAGTGTTGTTGAAACTGTTCATAACATTCTTTATCATTGACCAACTGCTTGAGGTGCATTTCCTGTAAATCCTTGTTCTTCAGGTAGTGGTGCTGTACCCATACCTATCTGTGAACCTCCACCTCCAGTAGTATCAGCTACACTTTGTGGACCTTGACCTTCAGGAGCAGCTACACCTTCCTCTGGTGTAGGCATTGGTGCTTGAAAACCTTTTAGTATCTCAGCTTGTATAGCTGCGTCAGCAATAGAGTTAGTTACCTTGTCAGGGTCTAAGTCCATGCTCTTCGCAATCTCACGTATAATATAATCCATTTTTGCAAAAGGTGCAAGTACTGGATTCTGTGCAACCTGTAAAAACTGCATCAAGCGCTGGCTACGTACTTCGTTAGCCATCAAGCTTTCTGTACCAGATGCATTTACTTCTAGGTCACCTTTTATCTCTTCATCAAAGTCAAACTGCATGTTGAATGCAAAGAATGCTTTGCCTAGTGGACGTATTAAATAATCATCTACATTCTTAACAACAGTTCGGATACTTCCGTTGGCAGCAGACATAAGCATACTAATACCAGAAGCAGTCCTGCCAACACCTTGGACACCTGTTTGTCCGTGGGCGAATGATGGGAATCCCGTTGACTCATCAGCTAAAACCCTCGCTTTATCAAATAGTTGCATGTTTTCTTGTGCCACGTTGGGAAACTTTGTACCAAAGATTGCTTGTCCCGGAGCGCCACCTTGTCTTCTAAATATCTTTCCGGGATAAACAGAAAGGTCTTGACCCGGAACTAGGTTAGTCTCATCTACTTCTATGATAAGATTACCTGACATTGCTGCGTTATCAATAGCCATACGCATGAAGCCATTCATCAATGTCTGTGTATCATCCATGTTCTCAGCAATACCAACGCCAAAGAAGGAATATGGGTTATGCTCGTATGGTACAGCATAGTATGGAATACGTGTAGGCTTGAATGGGTTTAGTACAAAACGTATTACTTCACCGTTACATACCCATACGTTACAGTTAACCTCGTCTAAATCACTTAGTTCACTAGGTACATCAACACCATGCTCTTCTAATAACTTGGTATCTACATAGCCCCAAAACTCTAATACTTCCCAACGCTCTGATGTTGGTTGAGTATCATCATCCTCCATAGTCATTTCCCAGTACTTCTGTGTATAGTCTGGTCCTTTATCTATAGCTAACTGTACTGAGTCATCCATAAAATATGGACGTGATTTTAGTTTGCGTAGCTGTGTACGTGACATTTTATGTCTTTGTACAACGTACTCTGCTTCATCCATATCTTTTGCTTCTGGATCAGGATAGAAATCCCATATAGAAACATGCTCACACTCTGGAACAGTTTTTACAATAGGGTCATACTCACCATCTTCATTCCAATTAGGATACTCTTTATCTACAGCAAAAGCACCTTTCATAGCACCTGTACCTAGTAGAGCCATTTCAAATGCCATACTTCTTAGGTGTGTAGTAGCTCCACTTTCTTGTAGCTGGTCATGGATTTTCTTTTCCATCTTCTTAGCTGCAACCATAGCAGGATGAAAAGTAACAGTAGTTTGTGTAGTGCCATCACCCTCTATAATCTTTTCAGATACAGGTTCTAGTTTGTTCTCTAGGCCAGCTAGTCTTCCCTGAAGATCCATAAGAGTTTCACCCGGCTGCAGTTCTGTATCACCATCTATAAGATAAGGTCTTGGTGCTGGTGAACCCATAGCTGCACTAATAGCAGAGGTTGCTGTTTCTGCTCTAGGGTCTATGTTTATATGTACTGACTCTGCTACACCTTCAGGTAATACTGATGGATTTACAGATAAAGGAAACTTGTTGTTACCAAAAAGTACATCTACTATCTGTCCATATGCTGCTAGTGTTTTAGTTTTAGTTACCTTTACAAATATACGTGACTTCTCTGAGTCAGTAAACTGTACATCTGATCCATACAAACCACGATAGTTACGATAAGCTTTTAGCCATCTTTGTTCATCAGCATATCTAGCGTCTTCAGATCTTTTGTAGCGATCTTTTATAAAACCAATTACGCTATGCTTTTCTTTGAAGATGGAGTCGAGTGCGTCCTCTGCTGCAACGACATCATCTGTTTCAAACATTTCTTCTGCCATATTTAATACCCGAATGTTGAGTCACTAGCCTGAAAGCCAGATCGTTGTTTGGCTGGGTTGTAATCCCATATACTACTGCGTGGTCTAGTCATTATACCATAGCGTAAAGCATCATACAAGTGATCTTCTGCTTTGGTGTCTACATCTTCTGGATTCTTTTTGTCCAGTGGGATGCTTGGTATCTGTGCTATAGTGTTCACACAGTTATTCATAAATACTAACATAGGTTTTTCAGTAAACTCATCTACCTTTAATCGTCTATGTATTTCGTTTTTACCTGCGATACGTGAGCCTCTTGAGCGATCAGAAGGACGCCATCGGCAACCCTTCATGTTCATTTGCTCTGCTAACGATGGCCCAGTATCGCCACGGTTGTGCCACAAAGAGCTATCAAGCACACCGTATCTCATACCACCATCTTTTGCCTCTGCCTCTAGTATCATGTCTGCTAGGTCAGAAGCTATTACTTTAGAAACGTATAACTCTCTATATACTATAAGCTGTTCATCAGGAGCCACAGTAAACCAAAGAACCCCAGTATAAGAGCCGTACCCATAGTCACACGCCCTAAAACGTACCCAGTCGTTAGGAACCTCAAAGTGTTCGATAACGTGGGTATTTCTGTTAAATTCGGGAAACGCTGCTCCCTCGTTAACATCCCAGTTTCCTTCGAGGAGTTGCTTACGTTGATGCTCTGGTAGTGATAAGAGCATGGCTTCATAGTCACCCTCTTCGGCAAGATATGGGTTATCGAAGAGTGACGCAGGAATAAACCTACGCTTAAATAAAGGCTCACCTTCCTTACTGTGTCCTTTAGGGAATACAATAGTTTTACTTGTTTCAATGTCTGTTGCCCAAAAAGGTTGACCTGCTGGCGCAGGATCAATAAACATTTTCTTTACCCAAGCATGTCCAGCGCCACCTGGGTTTGTTGTTGCTCTCATATAAAGTCCTAAGTCTTTACCATGAGCGCTACGAAGACGTGACCTCATATAATCCCAAGCGTAAGGTGTAGGCCATTGAGTAAGTTCGTCAAATCCAATCCAGTTAAAAGCCTGTCCTTG